CCCCCACACTTTCAAAATAATTGTAACGTCGGTCACAAGACTTGGCCAAGTGCCGTCCTTGAAGGCGTCTTCGACTGCGGCACTGTTGAGGTTCCAGACTGACGAAAAATTATAATCTGTCGCCGGGTCAACATTGCCGATTAGGCGAGCCATCTTAGGATAGTTCCTCGTAGCTAACTACCACCTCCAAGTCGTCAGCGGCACTTGCTGTTGCCACAATCGAGCGATCTTCTTCCAGATAAATCGCAGAGTTCTTGTCAACAACAACCAGCGTTGAGTCTGCGGGGACGACGACAGTTTTTGCGATGTGATAGGCTGTGCCGCCACCTGATGCAGCACTGTTTACGCTGAGTGTGATATCTGCGTTGTTCGTGCCATCTACATTTGCAACATAGATAACATTCACCTTAAACACTTTGTTGCTTGAAGCAGCGTTGCTCAATAAGGTAGTAGCATTTGTGGTTGATAAGTCTAAGTAGGAAGTTTTAGCCGTGATTGTGGCTACATTAACAATATTTGGTGCACTCATAGCCTAACCCTCAGCCAAAAACGATTGCCATCGCGATTGCTTTACCCATTGTAGCAGCACCTAAATTTGATAATGCCGTTGCTGCATCACTTGCGCCTGTACCACCATCTGCGATGGCCAAATCACCTGCTGCAATCTGCCCACCAGAAGTGACAGATAAGGCACCAGCAGCCAACGACGTAGGCAGCACTAAATCATATGTCGCACCGGCAGAGTGTGGCGGACTAGCAATAGAAACACCATGCGAGTTTGACTCGCAGTTCAACATAATTTTGCCGGCGTTTGTGTTGCCCCGCACCTCAAGGAAGCCCGTGCCGTTTGCAGCGACCTGCACATTACCGTTGGTGTTAGTGGCACTCAGCTCATTTGCATCCAACTTCAAGTTGTCTATACGAGCATCGGTGACAGCAGCGTTTGTGCCAAGCGTGATGCCGTCTACAGCACCACCGTCAATATTCACGCTATCCGCAGCTTGTGTAGCTATTGTACCAATGCCGAGATTAGTCCTTGCATCAGCCGCATTGCTCCCGCCAGTGCCACCGTCCGCCACAGCAAGGTCTGTAATGCCACTGACTGTGCCACCTGTGATAGCTACGCTAGTAATGTTGACAGCACCAGCAGCGTCTGCAAACACCGCTTTGCCAGCAGGGTAAACACAGAATACATCTTTTGTGCCGGCAGAAAAGTCTGTGGCTGAACCGTTATTACTGCTCGCTAATACAGCGGTACGGGTCAGTGTCGTGCCACTAGCTGTATAAGTGCCAAGTGCTGTTTCCCACTCATCGGCTCCGCGATGCACAATCGTAAAATACGTTGTGTTTGAGTTGCCGACTTCGGTGAACGCATCAAATCCAGTCACAGCACCGGCGAGTGTGATTGTACCAGTGCCCGTGGTAGTGGATGTTTCGCGTACACGATCTTTGACTACAAGTGCCATGTGTTTATCCTACGCAATGCGGATGATAGCGCTCGATGCGTCAGCAGTGGGAAATTGCACCGTAAAATCACCAGAACTTGCTGTTTTATCACTGCCAAAATCAAGCACACACACCGCCGGGTCGCTAGTAGCATCTTCGTTGAAAATGAGTGCGCCTCGTGCTGTGATGCTCACAGTGCTAAATGTAAGGTCAGCAAAATCAGTCAATGCAGTTGTGCTTGAGCTTGTCGGCGTCACATTCGTTAGCGTGCCGCCTTTTGCGCTATAGCCACTGCCACTCACTTCCTCAGAGGTAGTATAAGCGGTAGTCGCTGCATCAAGGTTTGCGCTGCTAGTATAAAGCGCCAGCTTGAAAGTGTCGCCACTGCTGTTGGTGAAGTTGTGCACACCTTTCAATAACTCAACCTTAAACGAGGTGCACATCGCTTGCGTGATAGCCATTTATATTCTCCTTATGAGTTCTGCTAAGTCATCATGGCCTTGCTGCTTGAGCAGATTATAAAGGGTCGTTCTATCCGAAGCGACAGCCTGTTTCATGTAGTAGACTAAAACATTCCGCAGTGTATCGCAATATGCCCTAGCCTGCTGCTGTATCTCGGGTGGTGCAGAATCAGATACCTGCATAATTTTGTTCAGGCACATCTCAGCGATATCTTCTACTGAGTGCCCTTTGTTTGATGTAGTGGCTACACCAACAGGCCCGACGTTGGCAGAAACTTCAACACTAAACATCAGCTTTTTTGCCTCATCACCAGGCCCATCCTGTATGCATCTGTGACTTCGTCTGCTTCGCCAAACTCTTTCAATCGCGACAATGCCTCAGCATAGCGTGCCTGATAGTTCTGCAACACATCTGGTTCGCCTTTCATAAAGGTATAGGCTTCGTACAGAGTAGCGTACAACAACGCCAGCGGCGCATTTGTGCTCAGCCAGGTCGTGCCACTATCGCCTTGCACAGTCAACGAATCAGGCTTGAAGTAGTAATGCAGCTCAGTTTCGTATGCCTGGTCAGGCGTAGGCGCTACAATCAAGTTACGATTGTCATACTGGGAATAGTATTTTGGCGTGCCTGTAGTTGCGCCGTTTGGATTGACTGTTTGTATGAACGTCACGTTTTTGCGCAGCAAGAACTCTTGGCGTGAGTTGTTCAGCACGGTCAGCGAAAAAGCAGCCAAAAAATCTGTGGGAAACACAAGAAACTTTTGGTTTGCTGTAAACGCACCCAAAGCATTTTTGCGGAAGATGGATAGCTGCACCTCTGTAAAGATGCGCTGCTCTGCGTTTTTGATGAACGTGTTCAGCTGATTTGTAAACGTAGTTTCGTTGTTTTCGGTGTAGTCTTGCACCGCTGTTTTCAGCTCTGCGAACGTAAAACTCATGATATCACCACCGCAACAACGCCGACCGAAGTTAGCCCAGCAAGCCCCTGCGCTGCGCTCGGCCTAGGAAATATTTTACCATCGCCTACAGGCACCACTACAGGTTCTTTACGATCTGTACGTGGCTCAAACAAAGCCTGTAAATCAGGTGGTGGCACAAATGGCTCAAGCTGCGGTGCTTTCACCTCGTAACATTCTGGGCATACTTTCAAACCGTTCCACTCTTTGCGCAGCTCACGGTATCGGTACTGCTGACCACAACGATCACAGATGCCAAGTGCAAACTTTCCTGTGGCATACAGTGTGCTCATACGTTGATAAACCCGTAAAAGTCTTTAGCAGGAATCAAACTCAAACCGGCCCTATCTCTATCCTCTGCGGCTGCGCGCTCAAACTCTTCTTCGTATTGTGCTTTTAGCAATTGAGTAAGCTGCGGGTTACGCTTCATAGACAAATAGTAAGCCAGCCCTGCTGTTAAGCACGGATAGAACCGAAACGGTACTTCTGAATCGTTTGTGTAATCATCAGCATCGTCAATGCGCGTAAGCCGATCATATACAAACTCAAACACCTCTGATTGGTCTGGCGTAGCCCAAAACCGTATCTGCGGCGTGATCTGCCGGTCGACGTAAAACTGCGTTGGCTGTGCTTGAGTCAGCTTATTTGTCAAGTTCAGGTATTGGTCACGGCTGATGCGGTTCAAAGTTGTATCGCTCTGCGTAGTCGCACCTGTGCTTTGCCGCAACACGCCGGACAACACATCAATTGATGCCTGAACGTTTTCAAAGCTCAGGGCGGTAGACAGTGTTGTTGTTGCACCACTCGTCGCGCCAGTGAGCGTCTCGCTTGCTGTAAACGTTCCAGACGGCACCGTAAGGGTGAGTTGTGTGGCGCTGGGTTTTGCTGTCACTTGCGCTGTAGCAGCACTCGAGCTGCCTGTTATAGTTTCGCCGAGGGTAAAGCTACCGCTAGCAGCAACCGTAGCCACAAGGTCTCCTAAGGGGTAGGTATTCACACCTGCTACTAACTTCAGCGTCTTTTGTTCAATAGTCCACCTGTTCAAACCACGGTTGGCCCAATCAGCAAACAATATGTTTAATGAACGTTTTGCAGAATCAAGGTCGTAGCCGGTGCGTGGTATAACACCACAACGCTCATAAGCCTCTTCAATGTAATCAGCGACGTCTAACTGAAAGTTTTTTGATTCTGAAAAGGCCATCTACTTACTCATCTTGTGGACGATGAAGGTTATCAAAAACCTCATCTGTATCACGATACTCCTCGCTTTCGGCGCTGAACGCTCTGTGCATCGGCTCAAAATCAGGTCTGTCCTCACCTAATGCAAAAAACGCTGGATCATAAAGCTGACTCCTGTTGTTAGGTACGCCTACTATATGTCCAGTGTCTAAACAGCACAGATGCGTGATTTTATTTTGCCGATGGTCATCCGCATACATGCTGTTCATGTAATCGACTGAAAACCAATATCGCCCTGGAACCTTGATGCCTTCAATAAGTGCAAACATAGGCATGTCTGCAAACATATTAAAACGAACCACAGAAAACTCAAACGAACTGCAATCCCAAGGCTGTATTTGGTAATCAGTAAAATCGTCCTCACATTCTTTAGTGACAATAGCCCTTAGAGGCATACGACTCCAACCGTAACCCCCAAGACCCTCTTCTATGAAACAAACTTGGAAGCTCAACTGCCTACCCATGTAAGCAGTCACCGCATGTACAAAACCCTGAAGGTACTCGCCATGCCCACGTTTGTTTCCAGTAGTGTACTCTTTACGGATTAGTACCCTTTTAAAAGGTATATTTTCCGTCAGGAGCGCCATTACATTTTTGGCTTTTTAACCATACCCCCGCCACGCATCTTCATGGGCTTTTTGGCTTTGGCCGCCGCAGCAGTTTTTGTGGCCGGCTTTTTGGTCATCTTCTTCTTTTTCAGGAACTTTGCGAGTCCTGCAGGCATCTTACCAGGCATAGCTCTTCTCCCTTTACCAGGCTTTGCACGACCAGTAACGCGCGGAAAATTTGTCCTTAGCAGTGTCACAATTGTGTCTCGCTCTAAAGTTTTTCCGCCGCCCTGGTTGGTCCTTTTTGATGCTCATGTTAGGATCACCAAACCGAACCAACTTGACTTCTTTCCCCTTCTTGGCAAGAACAGCAGACTTTTTCTTGCCGCCAGGAGTGCGCTTTGGCTTGTTATACCCAGAAAACGTTTCGCCACGATATTTGATGCGGCCACTGGCAAGCCTCTGCACATCCTTAGTAGTCGCCATCAGGAGTACTCTTTGCGAACCTGAAGTACGACAGTGTAGGTATCCGCAGCAGTATGCCCGACAGTAGTGAACATAATGTCACCCG